TCATCTAACCAGTGTGCACCTTTATCTAACTGTGCTTGATACCTTTTAGATATACTCCCATCCTTGTTGTGGGTCTTATCACCGGGATGTGGCAAGTCTACCCACACAGGCAGAGGTTTAAATCTCTCGTGCACCTCGTCCTCTATGTCTAGTACCTTCTCCTTCATCTCAGCGAGCAGTTCATAAGCACGCTCCTCATTGAGTATCATACCGTTGTCGGTCTGCTCTCTAATAATATCAGCAGTCTTATGTTCTATATCTACAGCAACATTGTTGACACCGGTGTCACGATTTAAGTGATGATATAAAGTCTTAGTCACTCGTACATCTTGCTGACAATACTGTAACATATCGTGGCTATACTCTTCCCAACCACCTTGATAGTCATCCTTATAATCACCTAGTCTCTCACCCCAAGCCCTTAGAGAGTGACCTCCATCAAGGCTAGGGTTGTGTAGTCTACTAAGAACGAGAGTGTCCCGTAGATTAAAATCCCAATCCATCCCAGTAATCCTACGCAGAACAGGAACATCAAAATTAATAATGTTGTGTCCCACAAGAGTGTCGACATCTTCTGATGCCAACCATTTCCGAAAAAGTCCATTGGCTTCTCCTCCTATAAAATTGTAAACAGTAGACTCACCATTATCTAGCATCGCACAAATGCAATGTACTTTGGTAGCGTTGAGTCCATCAGTTTCTATGTCAAAAAAAGCTGTGTTCATCATCTACCTCCGATAATCTTCCGGTGTCACTGTCATACTGTAGCTTACAAGCGGGACCAGTCAGACCTGAGAACCTATTCTTTATCACACGCAGAGTAGTTTGGTTGCGAATGATAGGGTCATCGTCCTGTTGATTACGCTCTAAGCCTATTACAATGTCAGATAACTGTGCAATTGCTGCGGAACCTCGAAGCTCTGAGAGGCTCACCTGTCCACCTTCTTCGTGAGCCTTACCTTGAGGTCTCCTGAGATGAGATATAAGGAATAAGCCTATGCCAGTCTCCTGTACTATCTTGCGGAGCTTGGTCATAATAGCATCAATAGCCTTGCGCTCATCGAGAGAGCCATCTTGCTCGCTTACAACAATAGATAAGTGGTCGAGTATAATCCACTTACAATCATAACCCTTAGCATAATTTCTAATTACATTAAGTAATGAGTCCTCTTCAATACTGCCCCAATGATTGTGTATGTATACATTCTTATCGCCGACAGCTTTCTGCCATAGTGCTTTCTTCTCTTCTTGACTCAGCTCTCTTTCATACTGAGGGATATGGATAGGAGCATTGGCTTCGATAGACATCAGACCCTTAACACTACGAGCAACTGACTCTTCCAAGTGAATAATAGCCACGCTATCGTCAGTGGTATTAAGTAAGTATGCTTCTAGTTCCTTAACGATACTGGTCTTACCCATACCTGAGCCACTTGTGATAGTAACCAACTCCTTCTCTCTAAATCCATAGGTTAGTTTGTTAAGACCCTTCCAAGGATAGTCCACAGTTAATGAGTCCTCTTCTTCCATTAAGAACTCCCAAGTATCCTTACCTCTAACAACACCTGCAGGACTGTAAGGCTCGGAAGACCACCAAGCATTGGTAAACTCTTTAACCTTTCCGTTCACTAGCATATCACTAGCGTCCTTCATAGGTAGCTTACATATCTTGAGCTTGCCGACAGATATAATATCTTGGCAGGCTTTCACAGCATCGAACCCGGCTTGGTCTTGGTCGAAACACAAGACAACATTATCAAAAGACTCTATGTATTCTAGATTCTCTTTGATATCTCGTGACGCAGAAGACGCCCCATTCTTTAGGGACACCACCTGCCACTTGCCATCGAACATTTCTGAAATCGAGAGGGCGTCAATTTCGCCTTCACAGATAGTCAGATACTTACCACCGGAGCGGTTAGCATTCTGTCCGAATAGCCCGGAGCCTTTGTTGGTTCCTATTATTTGAAAGTCTTTAGTCGCGACAGTTCTCTCTTTATATCCGAGTAGCCTGTTGCTCTCGTTAGAGTCGTAGTATGGATAGTAATGTTTATCTATCTTACCGGTCTTGTCGTAACTAACAGTCACACCAAACTTCGATGTGATTTTAGATGATATGCGTCTCTCTTTAATTGACGCATTAGATACACCTCTCGGTGTTATTGTTTGCATAGGCATTTGCTCCTCTATAAAATTGTTGACACCGGTGTCATCTTTTTGGTAATGACCACAGGCATTGCAATAACCGTGACCGTCTGAATAGACAGCCAAGTTATCACCTGACCTATCCCCACCCGTCTCACGACAGGCAGGGCAAGGCTTATGTTCTACAAATGTAGAGGGGTTATGCGAAGAACTCACTTGTCTCAGAGTCTTGTGACTTGTACCCTTCGGTACGCTTGTTGACCTTGACTGCTGTCAAGTAAGTGGCAACACCGTGAGTAGGGTGCTCTTGTCCTGCTTTCCATAGTACCTCAACGACAGACTCAGCACCAAAATCGTGACCGATTGCTTCGCCATCTGCAGTTTTAATCATCTCAAAAGACAGTGGATATTTAGTAGAGAATTTGCGAGCCCTATAAGACCCTCCATCCTCTGTCTGAATAGTACGGACTTTGACACCTGCATCTTCCAGTGCCTTAACTTCTTTGTCATCAACTGCGACAGTAAGTGTGTACTTACCAGTATCTTCACCGTTGAATTTTTCCGTGCTGTCTAGATAGACATACTTTGCTATACCTTTAGTTATCATAGTTATACCTCGAGACCTGTAGAAAAAACTTAGACTAGTAGGTCTCATAGACTAGTCTAAGGATAAAGATTAACTAAAGTGATAATCATTATAGTTATCACTTTAATTAATATCTATAGTAATATTTTATAGTATTCAAGATGAAGAGTCAATAGACAAATCTTCTTTATTTATAACTTCATCATCATCTAAAAAAGAATAAGGATTAGAATGGTATCGACAGACACCACACAAATCTAAGAATTGTTTTCTATCTGACGGGTCTCTTGCCTTAGCCTCCCATTCAGTGAGTAAGGTATCACAACATTTACATCGCATTACATACCTCCATAATTTGAGAAGTCATCTTCACTGAGGATATCTTTGTTCTCATAAGAAACTTCTACACCTTCGTCATTAATCTTGACACCGGTGTCATCTTTTTCATCGTGTCTTCCAACAGACCAACCATTCTTCATAGCATATATGTATGCGTCAGTCTGAGTAACATTGTCTAGCATACAATTGCCTTCTCCGTCAGTCACAAAGTACAGTAGTTTAGTGTCTTCATATATCTGTGCCAGTCTACTTATCAGTGGTTTTTTGTGCATTTGATTGCTCCTCTATGATTTCTAATAGTAATTTAATTTTCTCCTCAAGACGGTCATTCTCACGCTTGAGGTCTCTGTTGATTTGTAACGCCTGTTTGTAGGCATTCTGATTGTTGTTAGGGTTTGTCATTTCGTGCTCCACCCGTCTTGTTTAAGTTGTTTGATTTCTGCAAAAAGCTCATTAATCTGCTCTTGCATATCAACCATTATAGCAAGATATGTGTCAGGTTCAATAGCGTAGGGATAATTTTCTACACTTAATCTACCATCATCATCAAAAATTTCCTTGCCTATTCTGTGTCTGATGTCAAAAAATGACTCTACTTGCTCGTCAAAGTCCCTAACATCGCTTGAATATATACTTATTTCCATATTATCTCCTAAAAATTGACTGTTAGTTCGACACCTTGGTCAACTAAAGTCTGTAAATGTTTGAGCTTGCGTCTATAAACACGAGCCAAATCTAAATTGTCATCAAAATCTGCATCTTGGTAGAGCCTAGTAACTTTTCTAAGCTCTACCGCAGTGTCAATCAACTGAACTTCTTTCAAGGGAGTCCAATCCCTGCCTGAATTACTCTTCATCGCGTTGATACTCACAATATGGACAGATTGACTCGTATACTACATATTCCATAATATCTCCTATATTAAAACGGGTTGGACATACATTGCTATATTAAATTTCTTTAAGACAGCAATCTCATTATCATCTATGGGTCTACGACTGTCAACCCATACAGCACTACACCAGTCAGAAGTCATAAACTTCTCACCGTGCACTTCTTGTTCGTCTAAGTCACCAAAGTATTGAGTTAAGATATCCTTGTTATCAGTATCTTCGTCGCACAACGCGTACCAATCAAACTCTGCTTCGCCTTGACGTTCAGTTATTCTTGCTAATTCCATAAGACCTCCTAGTCTATTAAGTCCATATAAGCTTGGACGTTGTTTTCAATGAACCAATTCTTACCCTTAGTAAAATCTTTATACATCTTTCTAGCTTCTACTAAATCACCGCCAGTACCAAGCTCTATGTGGTCGTGATATGCCATCATAGTATGGTCATAAATTGCCATCTCGACTGGGTTTAGCTCTACGATAACGCCTGAATAAGGGTTCTGTCTCTTACCTTTCTCCGGCTCGAGCCACATATGCGTACCAAACGGTAGCTTTTCTGTGTCATAACCCCAAGATTTATATAAATCCTCGCGTTTTACTTGCATTTCTTGCTGTGTCATATGTCCTCCTTGGACTTTTATTGTAAAGAGTATGGACTCTGCTTAAGAGAGCCCATAGTTTTTACAATTACTGCTTCATATTAACTCCTATATAGTTTGTAATAACGTCTTTTGTAATTGAGACCTAGTCCCATATTGTCATAAAAGACACCGTACCTATCAAATGAAACACGCTTGTAGGTTTTGATTCTAAACTTAAATCCTAACACATTGAAATGATAGAACTTATTCTTAGGGGTTGCACTGTCCCTATACAGTTTTCTTACTCTTGCTTTCATAAGACCTCCTAGTCTCATAGTTATAATAAATGTTGACACCGGTGTCACGATTGTTTCTTAATTCGTTTCCACGCTTGCCAAGTAATACTTTGTAAATGCAATGGTGTCAGTCCCAATGTTTCAGATGTCATTATATAGCATTCCTCAAGGAAAGTATACACCGCACTAGAAATTGATTGCTCTTTATCTGTCGCGGTTCGACCTATTGCAATTGCTATAGCGTGCCGGTCTACGGTGACACCACCACCTGAAGGGTAAACCATATTCAAATAAAATCTTTTCGTTTTATCACCGTTTAAAATCTTGAGTATCTCATCATCATAATAAACATTTTCTTCCTTAAAGACCTCGTCTCTTTGTGAGTCCATTGGATGCCCGCTTCCTGAATATTGCAAGTTTAAAATATCCAGAGCTTTTTGCTTATTTCGTTGCATATGTCCGCAATCGCCTGAGTATATTAAATCGACTGCTAAGTCCTTGTTTTTACTCCATTCTTTGAGAGGTGACAGAGCTGATACGATACCCAAAACTTGACGCTTGGAGACCTCGCGCCCGGTATAGTTAAATAAAAATTCTGATACCTGAGACCCAAAGACGTTTGCTTCTTTGTACCAGTCGTTTTTCTCGGACTCCAAACTAACATTATAAACTTTCATAATATTATTTTTAATCTTTGTCCGGCTATAGTGTTTATCACCGATTTTAATTGTTTTCATAATATAGCTATCCTATGTTGTATTGTGAGCGTCCCATATTTTCGATTCTAGGGGACTTTTTAATGTTAGCAAGGCTTACCCCTTACTCAACATAAAGCCAATGATACTTGATTGATTGTGTTAGTCAATAGGTGTGCTAATGTTGACACCGGTGTCAGGAATTGCAGACAAAAAAAACCCGCCGATTAAGGCGGGCTCTTTGTGTTGCTCTGGTGTTAAAACTTCATTACATATGTATTTAACTGTTGTGAAGCTTCTTTCATCTGCTCTTCATAAACCTTACGTCCCTCTTCGGCTAGTCCCTTTTCGTTGGCTTCAATCCAATCTCCAATTATCTCTACTAGGGACTTTTCTTCTTTCTCAGGTGTAGGCTCGATGTCTAGCAAGAACTCTTTATATTTGCCCTTCTCGGCTTCCTTAGCTAGGTTGTTTTCTACATCCTTTGATTTAGCTAAACGAATGCACCACTTTTGCTCTTTGGCTTTTTCTTTTCCTAGGATAGCTTCTTGTGTTGCTTTCTTATTGGTTAGCTTAACCATCTTGTGAACCTTGTCCTTGAATGCCTTTAGCTCTTCTTTGACTAGGGTCTCATTGTTATGGTTCAGGGTGTCAATGTATGATTTGCGCTTTTCTTTGTTCTTGCTAACAGCTACTAGGAATTCGGTGATAGTCTCTTCACCTTGTGTTATTCCTCCGGCAGTGTTTAGTATATGCGCAATGTACTCACTGTCTGCCACTTGCTCATCTTTATCATTTACTATTTTAAAGTTATATGTAGTTTTCATTTTGTTTTATCCTTTCATTGTAGACGCGTCAAAATGCGCGACTTGTGAACATCTTAATTTATTTATTTTCATAAGTCAACAATTATTTTATTTAGTTTTTATTTTGTCTCTCAAATGTTGACACCGGTGTCAGGATTTTAAGTGTTCCTTAGGTGCAAAATATTCACACTCACACACACTTTTATTTCTCTTTTGTATCTTGTGTGTCATCGGTGCACTATAGGTAACACACGCGCGCGGTTATATGAGCACACGAGATTAACCCCCCGGGGAGCCTCATTTTGCCTCGCGTGATATATATTTAGGCTCACTCGCAGATTGGAGAGGATTCGAGTAAAATCTGTTGTTTACTAGAGAATTTCTACAGATGACTTGTGCGGGGAGGGACTTAAGTGACTTTATTTACTAGAGAACCTTGACTTCCATTGAAAAGTATGCTATACTATTACTATAGATTAAAAAAAGATTCACCTAAAAAGGCTTCTCTTAGAAACAACCTTTTATTATCATTCTAATTTACCATTTTAGTTGAAACTATAGTATCACTAAGGAGTTAGGATGTCTAAAAAAAATAAAGGTTCACCCAACTTATACAAGGGTATGAAGAGTTTAAACCCTAACGGGAGACCTAAGGGCAGTGTCAACAAGTATACAGCCCTAAGTAGAGAGTTAATGTCTAATAGAGGACCAGAAATTGTCCAGAAAGTAATAGACTTAGCACTCGAAGGTGATAGGACTTGTCTTAAGATGTGTATGGATAGAATTATACCTACAACTAAGGCAGTAGAGTTTAGGTCTTCAGAAGATAAAGGCAATGTAATTATCAATGTTGGTGGTCTCGAAGCTAAGAAAATAGAAATAGAAGAGAAAGACCAAAAAGAACTAACATATGAAGATGGTGTAATAATAGAAGAAGCTGATATTGACAAAACAATTGTGAGTATCGGTAATGGCTAAAGAGTTAGATGTACAATTACATCCAGCACAGCTAGAAATCTTCAATAGCACTGCCCGATTTAAAGTAGTAAGTGCGGGTAGGCGATTTGGAAAGTCCAGACTAGCAGCGTGGATACTAATCATCAAGGCTCTACAGTCGGAAAGTAAGGATGTCTTTTATATAGGTCCTACATTCCAACAAGCTAAAGATATTATGTGGAATATGCTCAAGGAACTCCTTCACGGGACAGACCTTATAGAGACTACCCACGAAAATACAGCTACTATGAAGTTAGTTAATGGTAGAAGAATTAGTTTGAAGGGCAGTGACCGACCAGATACTCTAAGGGGCGTGGGACTTGCTTATGTCGTTCTTGATGAATATGCTTCTATGAAGGTAGAAGTCTGGGAACAGATTATAAGACCAACACTTTCAGATGTAAAAGGTGGTGCACTCTTTATTGGGACTCCTGCCGGGAAGAATCACTTTTATGATTTGTATTTAGAGGCAGAGAAAGATAAAGACTGGGAAGCATTCCAGTATACATCTATAGATAACCCTCTAATAGACCCTAAAGAGGTAGAAGTTGCTAGAAGAACGATGTCGACGCAAGCGTTCAGACAAGAATTTGAAGCGTCGTTTGTAAGTTTTACTGGTGGTATATTTAAAAATGAATGGATTAAGTACGATGAGAATGAACCGGAGGAAGGCAATTTTGTTATTGCGGTTGACCCTGCGGGCTTTGAAGCGGTGGAAAAAGAACGTGGTCTTAAAGGGAGTAAGTTAGATGAAACAG